CGAACATCGCGGCTTGTGTAGCCGAGCTGGAGTTTGACGACCCGACACTGGATGTGACGGCGATATTCCCTGAGATGACCAGCAAGGACATCAGCAAGTACGCGGCTGCGCTGCAGCAGGTGGCCTCTGCCGTCATGATCCTGGTCGATAAGGGGCTTCTTACTGAGGAGAAAGCGCTGGAAATCGTCAATGCCATTGCGGGCCGCCTCGGCGTGGAAATTGATGTGGACGATGTTTTAGCCGAGGCGAAGGCTGCGCTTGCCGTTGCCAAGAAGCGCCAGCAGGAAGATGACAGCTTTAAGACGCCTCCGGAGCCGCCAGCCCAGGATAACGAGGAGTAAGGTTCCTTGGCCAGCGCCCAGGATAAAGCGTTCCGCGCGGAGCGACGTGCACAGATCGCGCGTCGCTCCGCCTTGTTGCAGAGCACGCGGGATGAGATTGTCACGCTCCTGCAGGATGCCTCTGCACGTATCACCACCATGCTGGCCGCTCAGCCGAGCGACTATGAACAGTGGCGTCTCACGCAGCTGCAGTCCGAGGTGCAGCTCGTCCTGGACGGATACAAGGCGGCCGTTGGTCCGGTCGTGTCAAATGGTATTACAACGGCATGGAAGGCTGGCCAGGATCTGGTAGATAAACCTGTCGAGGCAGGTGGGATTCAGATTGGCAGCATGCTGGGCCAGATATCCACGCAGCAGCTCGAGGCAATGGATGCCTTTATGCTGGATCGCATCCGCGATATTGGCACGCAGGCCGCCAGCAAGATCAAAACTGAACTGGGCATGGTGATTCTCGGGGCACAGAGCCCGGGCGCTGCGGCTGCCAAGGTGCAGGCTTTGCTGGGTGAGGATGCGCGTGCACGTGCGACCACGATCGTGCGTACCGAACTCGGCCGGGTTTACAGTGTTGCAACCTACCGAAGACTCTTGCAGTCCGCTGAAAGACTACCAGGCATGCGGAAGATGTGGCGGCGCTCGGGCAAGCTGCATTCACGTATTGCCCATGATGCGATCGATGGCCAGACCCGCAAGATGACCGAGCCGTTTGATGTCGCTGGGGTGCCCATGCAGCACCCGCACGACCCTACCGCGCCAGCTGAACAAGTGGTCAACTGCGGCTGCATACTGGTGCCTCACATGGTCAACTGGACCGTTTCCACGCCAGGTGCAAAACCATTCAGCGAGCAGGAGCTGAAGTACAGCCCGGCCAAACGCCTGCTGGCGGATGCGGGCAAGGGACCGGGCTTGAATGCGCTGCTTGACGGCACCCCAGCAGGCACTTCAGCGTATGCGCTCCCCAATGCGCCGCGCACGAGCTGGGGGAGTTTCCCTGCAGCCGTCATCCATCAGCCGCTGAATGCGGCCAAACTGCACCCGATGTATGCTGCTGCCAAGGCGGGCGACCTGGTCGCCGCGTTTGACCTGGTCAATGCCTTGGTGTCTGATGCGGCCGTGGCCAGGATTGTCGAACTGATCGGAGCTGAAAAACCTATATTGGTGGCCGTGTATGCGGAAGAGGCGGTATCGATCAACCGCATCCCGATGGCGTTTGCAGAAATTCTGGCTAATCGTCTCGGGCTGGAGACCGATACCAGCATCGTCCAGGCGGCAAAGGTATCGCGCACCGGCGGCGATGGCTTTTATCGGCTGGCCAACAATCCCAGCTTTGATGGGTATTTCCCCGCTGGCCAGGCAGCGATCATTCTGGATGACACCTTGACTCAGGGCGGGACGCTTGCCAGTCTGAAGGGCCATATTGAGGGGCAAGGTGGCCGCGTGCTGGCCGCCAGTACATTGACCGGCCATGAGTATTCCGCGACAATGGCCATCACTAAAGAAACGCTCGACCAACTAAGGCTTCGTTATGAAACCCTTGAACAATGGTGGTCCACGCAGTTCGGATACGGCTTCGACCGACTTACCGAAAGCGAAGGACGCTACCTCCTCAAGCTCAAAGGCTCCCCGGATGCTAACGCCGTCCGAGATCGCATCCTTGCGGCAAGACAAGGTGGACAGTAGCGCACGTTTGAAAGACATGATCGCTGCGCGCAAGCCCTGATTCGTTATCACCCGAGCCGCCGCCCTGGCGGCTCTGCAAGTCCTCTCCCTACTGAAAACCCCTAAACTAGTTTAAGCAATAAACGGCGCCAGCTCGCCTACGATTGTTCCTACTCGCTTGATCGACTTTACCGTCACCATCAACCTTTAGGAGCAAGAATGGCCACCCCCAAAAGCACCAAACCCGCCACTGAGAAGCCCGCAGTCGTTAATACGGCTGCCGCAGCTGGCGAACCCAGCGGCAAGACGACCAGTTCGACGGTGGTCACCTCCACCGAAATCGGCAATGCACTTACCACAGCTCCGGCAGATACCAACACCACCGCTGCAGCTGGCACCGACACCACTTCTTCAGATGATGCTAAAAATACTGGCAATGATCGTGCACTGACGCGCCTGGATGCGGCCGACCTGGTCGGTATTGCCCCTACGGAAGTTTTTCATTTCGTGGATCTCGGCGACCGCGTAGGCGTTGTCACGATCGACGGTCGCAAGCTGTACGCTGACAAATGAAAGTAAAACTCCCTCCAGCCGAAGGCCTCACCGGCACCCATCTAATGCGTGAGGCGACAACGGAGTTTCGTGCCGTGATTGACCTGGTGCGCAATGCGGTCGGGAAAAAGCTCTTCCCCTTACAGGACGATGCGTGGGTGGAGATGGAAGCCATTTACCCTGATCGCGCGATTGTCTGCAAGGACGGCAAGAAGTGGCAGTTTGCTTACACCATTGATGACAACAACGAGGCGATCCTGGGCGACCCGGTCGAGGTCAAGGAAGAGTTCGTGCCCATCCGCGAGGCCGTGTCTTTCATTGAGGCCAACACCAAGGATGGCCGCTATCTGGTGTGCATCATCAAGGCAGGCCTTTCTCTCAATAACACCTATTACCCGGATGCTGTCCTGCGCGAAGCTGCGCCGCGCTTTGAGCGTGTACGCGTGTTTGAGAAATCCGACAGCGAACACCTCAAAGGCGAAGGCAAGGACTTCCGTCAGCTTATTGGCCAGATCGTCGAGGTCCGGTATGTCGAAGGCGCTGGCGCGGATCAGGGCCAGTTGCATGGCATTTTTGAACTCATCGAGCCTGAAGGTAATACCGCCGTCAAGCTGCGCGAGGCGGTAGCCCGCGATATGACCCACCTGTTCGGCTTCAGCATTGACGCCGACGGCAGCAGTAAGAACGTCAACAAGGGAGGCCGCCGTTATCGCGAGGCGAAATCCATCAGCAAAGTTTCCTCTGTCGATCTCATCGTGGAGCCAGGTGCTGGCGGCGGTGTGATTCGCATGGTGGAGGCAGTAGACCAATCTCAACAAAAGGAGCAAGACACCATGCGCATCCGCATGCTTGAAGCAGTGAAAAAGCATAACCCGAAGAAGTTTGACGGGCGTGATGAAGCCACCATCACAGACGAAGAACTGGAAACGGCCTACCGCGAGGCAGTCGCCGCCGAAAACAACAACAACCAGATCCCTGACCTCACTGAGGTGAATGAACGTATCCGCATGATGGAAGCACGCAGCACCATGCGAGCCACGATTGCGGCCAGCAACCTGCCGCAGCCAGCTAAAGACCGCCTTCTGACTGACTTTGAAGCGCGTGATCGCTTTGTGGAAGCTGATGTGACTGCTGCGATCACGGGTGAACGTGAATACCTGAGCCACTTTGCAGAAGCCGGTGGCCATGTCAGCTTGAGCTTCGATGAAGGCGCTCGTGCTGGCGATCGCTCCGTGATCATCGCTGACATGCTGGATGCGTTTTTTGATCCAGCCCATAAAAACCATCGTGATGTTGCGAGCTTCAAGGAATGCTACATCGAGATTACAGGTGACCGCCGAGTTACCGGATTGCAGCGCGATTGCAACATGAGTCAGCTGCGCGAATCAGCAGGTGCCAGCTTCCGTGAAGCTGTTGATACCTCGACCTTTGGTCAAATTCTGGGTGATTCGATTACGCGCCGCATGATGCAGATTTACACCGGCATGACCAACCTGGACAGCTGGAACAAGGTTTGTGTCAAGGGTAATGCCAGCGACTTCCGCACTCAGCGCTTCGGACGTGTTGGCGGTTACGGCAATCTCTCAATCGTCGAGCAAGGCGCGCCATATCCAGCGTTGAATACCCCAGATGACGACGAAGCCACCTGGCAGGTCGCAAAGCGCGGTGGCACTGAAGACGTCACGTATGAGGCCATCAAAAACGATGATGTGCGTCTGCTCTCGCGGATTCCTCTGGAATTGGCCTTGTCTGCCAAAAACACGCTGTATGAGTTCGTGTTTGACTTCTTCCGCACCAACCCAGTGACGTATGACGGCGTGGCGATGTATCACGCCACCCACGGCAACTTGTTTACTGCTGCGCTGAGCATTACTGAGTTCAAAGCCCATCGCCTGGCCATGCAGAAAATGAGCCGTTCGGGTAGCGGTAAGCGCCTGGCGACATCGCCTGCCATGATCTTGGTGCCGTTCGACCTGCAGGATACGGCCTATGACTTGTTTGTGCGTGGCACCAACAAGGACAAGACCTTCATGCAGTCCCTCAATCCGGAAGTTGTGACGGTGGACTACTGGACCGATGCGACTGACTGGGTAACGCTGGCTTCGCCTAACACCATCCCTGCGCTGGAGATCGACTTCCTGGATGGCCGTGAAGAACCTGAGCTGTTTGTTCAGGACAGCCCGACCTCCGGCAGCTTGTTCTCCAACGATAAGATCACCTACAAGATTCGCCATACCTATGGCGGCAACTGGCTGGTCGATGGCGAAAAGGCAACCACTAAGGCGGTGGTAGCAGGTTAACCAGAGCTAATGAGTTTCTGACGTAGCAAGCAAATCGGCCTTCAGTTGCTTGAGGGCCGATTTTTAAAACCTCTCAATTTCAAAGGATTTCATCATGGTAAAAAGCTTTTTCACACGCGGGCTGGTCGGCATTCTGTTCGCTGCCGCGCTTTTGGTACTTCCACCATTGGCGGTGCCCGCGAATGCGGCTACCACGAACTACAACCTCTCCGTCCAGCAAGTCGTTATCCCCTTCCATATCAGTGGGCAGTACACCGCCACCACTGCTGGTGTCGCCCGCTTTGCCTTGCCTTTCCCCGCCAAGCTGGTCGGCGTCAG